TGGATGATTCGGATTAGGGAGGGACGCCCAGAGGACATGGCCTTTGTCTATTCCTCTTGGGTGAAGTCGTATGCGGGGCGGAATAAAGATGTTCCCCGGCGCCTTGTGTATGGGGCACAGGTTGAAATCATTCGCGAGGTTGTGAAGGGTTGCCACATCTTGGTGGCGACGCCGGAGGGCGCGGATGATGATATCTGTGGGTGGGTATGTTACCGTTTGCCTGTGTATCAGTTCATGTATGTCAAAGCGCCGTTTAGGCGATTTGGGGTGGCGGTGACACTGCTGAAGGCAACCGGGTGGGACCGTGGGCCCATCATGGGGGCCTACAAACCATCGAGAGATATACTGAAGAAGATTGAGTTTGAGTATGTGCCGCAGTTGCAGCGGCTGGACATGTTAGAGAGGTTTGCCAATGAGAGTGTACGCCGTTAGGTTCAATGCGGATGTAAAACCGCTTATGAATCAGACGTTTATAGATGTTAACCACCCGGCCACGAAGGGGTTCACCCTGGACCTAAATGGCCAGTTCCTGATGGTGTCCCATGAGAAGGGCGAGAAGTTCGCGGTGCCGATGGCATCTATCTCGTGGATGAAGGTGGATGGAGCTTTGCTCAAGCCCAAGCGCGGGCGGCCAAAGAAGGTGGTGAGTGAAACAGTATGATGCCGATAGCATACTCCAGGAGTATGTTCGCCGGTTTGGCGACACGACTAGCCTCGAAGATACGCGGGAGCTAGGGCATCGTACTTTCAAATGGCGCAATGACTTGTTTGACTACCAGCTCGGGTTCATTGACGACGAGTCACACATCAAGACGGCGCTGTGCAGCCGGCGAAGCGGGAAGACTTACGCATCGTGCTACTACTTGCTCGAAGAGGCCAGTCGATACCCCGACATCATTTGCGCTTATATTGCCTTGACCAGACGGTCGGCAAAACGACTGATGTGGACGGAGTTGAAGCGGGCCGACCGCAAGTACATGCTGAACATCAAGTTCAACAATGCTGAATTGGTGGCGGAGCTTAACAATGGCTCTCAGATTATTCTGGCCGGGGCGGATGACGAGGCCGAGGTGGATAAGCTCCGTGGCTCGGCGTACCGGCTGGTCATCATTGATGAGGCGGCGTCGTTTGGGCCGCACTTGTCGGTGCTCATTGAAGAGGTTTTGGAGCCGGCACTCGTTGACCACAACGGGACGCTTGCGATGATTGGGACGCCGGCTGCCCACTGCTCGGGTATTTTCTATGAGGCCACGACTGGGATTAGGCCAGAGTACTCGACCCATAGTTGGACCATCATGGAGAACCCGCACATCCCGCACGCCGAGGAGTGGCTGAATAGACGGCGAAAGCAGAAGAGGTGGACGGATGACAACCCCATCTACCAGCGCGAGTGGCGGGGTAAGTGGGTGCGCTCGGATGATTCGCTCATCTACAAGTACGACCGAAAGAACCTGGTCGAGTCTATGCCGACTGACGAGTTTGATTTCGAGTACTGCCTGGGGGTCGATTTAGGTTACGAGGATGCCACGGCCCTGGTGGTGGGGGCGTTTTGTCGGAACCTGCCAGACTTCTATGTGGTGGAATCATTTAAGAAGAGTCATATGCTGCCGGTCGATATTGCAGCGAAGGTGCGCGAGTTGGACTCGGCCTACAACTTCACGACCATGGTGGCTGATACCGGGGGCCTGGGTAAATCGATTGTTGAGGAGTTTCGGAAGCGTTACTCGCTGCCCCTGAAGGCTGCTGAAAAGCGCAACAAGGGCAGCTACATCGAACTACTGAACGATGACTTAGCAACTGGCAAGGTAAAGGTGCTCGACCAAAGCATCCTCTCTGAGTGGGATGTTCTACAGTGGGACGAGGACCGGCGCAAGGAAGACCCGCGCTTTGAGAACCACCTCTCGGATGCCTGCCTCTATGCCTGGCGCGAGAGTCGGCACTACACATTCCAAGAAGACGAGAGTTATATTCCTGAAGGCTTCTGCGAGGAAGAGTTCAAAATTATGCAGCGAATAGAGGGCAAGCTCTACAAGCCGGAGAAGCCATGGTGGGAATCAGAATGGACGTTGAACTAATAATAGCCCTTGCCCAAGAGCACGGTCTGCGAAGACTGGTGGTTGGGGACGTGGAAGTAGAGCTCTGGGAAAAGCCGCGCCAACGCTATAGTCAGGCTGTGCCTGTGGAGGCTTTGGTGGATGAGAGCACCTCAGATGATGAAGAAGACCTTTTTTATTCAGTGGAGTGAATAAATGAAGCCCAACAAATATTGGTGGAATGACGGTGCCCGGAAGCATGAGCTGGTCTTTGATACTGTAGAGCAGATCTCGGAGAACCAGAACCAGCGACCGAAAGACAACCTCAACCATGCTCGCCTCTATGGCAATGCATACTTCTCGAACCTGCGTGGGATAACCTCGGCTCCGAGGAACACGAAGAACCGGGTGACGCTCAACATCATTCAATCGATGTGCGACACGGTGACAGCGCGGGTGGCCAAGGCCAAGCCCATGGCGACCTACCTGACGACGGGTGGCAGTTGGGCGATGCAGCAGAAGGCCAAGCTCCTGACCAAGTTTACCGAGGGTCAGTTCTACCAGGCCGACGTGTACAAGATTGCCCCCAAGGTCTTTTTGGATGCCTGCGTCTTCGGGACGGGCGTCATGAAGGTCTACGAGGAAGACTCTCGGATTAAGGTGGAGCGCGTCTTCCCTGACGAGATCATAGTCGATGACCTGGAGGCCCGCTATGCCGAGCCGCGTCAGATGTTTCAGCAGAAGCTAGTGCCCAAAGATGTCTTAGTGGCGCTCTTCCCGGAGGCCAAGAAGCACATCGAGGAGGCAAGCTCTCATGAGGACCGCGATACTGAACATTATTATGCGAGTGAGCAGGTTCTTTGCATCGAGGCGTGGCACCTCCCATCGTCCAAAAACTCGAACGATGGACGACATGTGATTGCCATCGATAATTTCACCCTTTTGGACGAAGAATGGGAGCGCGACACCTTCCCCTTCTGCTTCATTCGGTGGACCGAGCGGTTACTCGGCTTCTGGGGTCAGGGATTGGCTGAACAGCTCACCGGAATCCAAGTAGAGATCAACAAGCTCCTGCGGAACATCCAAGAGCAGATGCACTTGGCCACACCGAAGGTTTTCGTCGAAGCAGGCTCTAAAATCTCCAAAGCACACATCAATAATGAGATTTGGGGAATAATTGAGTATGCGGGGACTCCCCCGACGTTTTACGTGCCTAAAACGGTCTCTGGCGAGATATTTAGCCATTTGGACCGCCTATTTAGCCGTGCATACGAGATTTCGGGCGTTAGCGTGCTCGCAGCCCAATCTAAGAAGCCTGCGGGGCTCGAATCGGGCGTTGCGCTTCGTGAGTTCCAAGATATTGAGACTGAACGCTTCATTATGGTCGCTAAAGACTATGAAAACCTCTTTTTGGACGTCGCAGAGCAGATGTTGGACCTTGCAAGGGGCATTGCGGAGCGCGGGGACGCCTATGACGTGCTGAGTCACGGTGACGAGAGCATCGAGAAGATAAACTGGGGTGAAATCGACCTGGATAAGACGGAATATGCGATGAAGGTGTACCCAACGTCGCTACTCCCGACTACACCGGCTGCGAAGCTCCAGAAGGTCATCGAGATGCTCCAGGCGGGCATGTTGAGCCAGCAAGAGGCCCGTGCGCTCCTTGATTACCCTGATTTGGAAGCCGTGAACCAGTTGGCGACTGCATCTCAGGAATTGTTCAATAAAATCATCGATGAAGCCATTAGTAAGGGCCGATACAACCCACCGGAGCCATTTATGAACCTGGCGATGGGTGTGCAGATGGTTCAGTCGGCTTATCTGAAGGCGAAGATAGACGGCGTGCCGGAGAAGCGTCTCGACCTTCTGCGGCGGTTTCTCCAAGACGCGGTGGGCATGCTCGCTTCCATGCAGCAGCAAGCAATGGCCCCGATGCCAGGACAACCCATGGAGCAGGATGTGGCGCAGCAGGGTGCTCGCCCGACCTCTATGGCAGAACAAGAAATGGCCCAGGAGCAGATAGCCGCTCCGATGCCCACATAGGAGATGTGAATGGAAGAGCAGCAAGAGGCACCACCGGCTGAAGTCGTCGAAGAGGCCGTCGAAGAGGCGGTGGCGGAGGCCACCGAAGAGCAGCCAGCGGTCGAAGAGAAGCCTGACTTCTCCCGGCAGTTTAGCGCCATCGCCCGAAAGGAAAGGGACCTTCGGCAGCGCGAGTCTCGGATGAAGGAGATGGAGGCCCGGCTCAGCGAAGTGCAGGGGCACAAGAATGAGTACTCCGGTATTCAAGAGCTGGCGAGCAAGAATCCCTATGAGGCGATGAAAAAGTTGGGCATCGACTACGACGCTCTGACGCAGCAGGTCATCAATGAGGGCGAGCCCACGTCGGACCAGCAGTTAAGGCTTGAGAATGAGACTTTACGTGCTCGGCTCGATAAGCTCGAAGGTGCTTACAACGAAGAGCACAAGCAGCGCGAGCAAGTCCAGGCCCAGGCAGCTCGGAACAAATTAATTGACAACGTCAAGCAATTCGTCGACGATGGAGGTGACTACGAGTTCGTTCAGTCGAACGATGCCTATGGTCTCGTGGCGGAAGTGATGCAACAGCACTACATCCGCACGAAGGAGATCATGGAGTATAGTGCGGCTGCAAAAATGGTCGAAGGCCATTTCGAATCCGAAGCACAGCGATATCTAGGCAGTAAAAAGCTGCAAGACAGGTGGCGGGCCACCAGCCAAAAAGAGCCTGAACAAGAAGCGACTTCAGAAGCCGAGCCAGCGAAATCTACACGGCCAAAAACACTTAGCAATGAAAACACTGCTAAGAAAACAGAACCGTCTAGCGGCGCACTAGAGAGCAAAGAAAAGTCTCTAGAGCGGGTCGCTCAATTAATTCGCTGGGAGTGATCCCACACAGCTTTTTGGAGTTAGAAGATGTCAGGTCACGTATTAGACGTTGCTTCGGTTACCGAAGGTCTAAAAGAACACTACAAACCGCTCCGTGTCCAGAACATGGTTTACAAAGACAATCCGCTTCTCGCTATGATGCCGAAATACACCAAGTTCGGTGGCGAGAATATGCCGATTCCCTTGCTTTACTCGAATCCGCAACGACGTAGTGCGACGTTTGCGACAGGTCAGGCAAATGAGTCAAACTCTGCGCTTAAGCAATTCGTGCTGACGCGGGTGAAGGACTATTCCTTCGCTTCGATTACCGGAGAATCCATCAAGGCTACTGAGCGAGACAGCGATGCTTTCTTGCGCTACGCCACAATGGAAATCGACGGTGCGCTCCATTCGCTCACCCGTTCTCTTGCGATTGGGATGTACCGAGATGGCTCGGGCTCAATCGGGACACTTAGCGTCGACCCGAGTACAGGCACAACCTACACTCTGACCAATGCTGAGAACATCACCAACTTTGAAGTGGGGATGGACGTTGTTTTTGCTGACAGCACGGGTGACGCTCTTCGTGATAGCGGCAACTCGCGCACCATTACCGCGATTGACCGTGACGCTGGGACATTTACAGCGGCTGCGGCGCACTCTTCCTATGCAATTTCCGATGACATCTTCCAGAAGGGCGACTATGTTTCGGCGAGCGACCGACTGAAGGTTTCAGGCCTTGAGGCATGGTGCCCATCGGCGGCTCCTGGCTCGGGTGCCTTTTTTGGCGTCAACCGAACCGCAGACGTTACCCGTCTCGGGGGTAATCGCTTCGATGGATCTGCTCTTCCAATCGAGGAAGCACTGATTGCCGGGGCGGCTCGTGTGGCGCGTGAGGGCGGAAGCCCCGATGTCTGTATGGTGGACTTTGCCACTTTCTCAAATCTTGAGAAGGCCCTCGGCTCTAAGGTCGTTTACGACGAGGCCAAGGCCCGTGACGTAGATATTGGCTTTGCGGCCATTTCTCTTCGCGGTCCACGAGGCACTATCAAGATTGTTCCTGACCAAAACTGTCAGCCCAACGTCGCCTGGATGCTCCAGCTCGACACTTGGAGCCTGAACACTCTTGGTGAGGCACCGATGTTTTTGGACCTCGATAATAATCGGATGCTCCGCGAGGCGGCGGCAGATGCTTACGAGGTACGTTTGGGTTACTACGGCAACGTCGCCTGCAATGCGCCGGGTTATAACTGTCGCGTCGCATTGGCTTAATTCGGACCCAAGAGAGGAGATGAATTATGGCGAATCGTGATTTTAAGGATGTGCAGGCGCTTGAGCGTGAGTTGAAGCTCATTTGCGGGCGAGTCACCACTGACGGTAGTGGCGTTGCAACTGTTGCTGATGGTATCGGCTTTACAGCAACAAAGGCATCGGACGGGGACTATTGGATTTATCTTGATGATAAATACACCAGTCTCATGTACGCAAATGCGACCATCACCGCCTCTGCCCCGGATGAGTGCTTTGCCTATGTTGTTTCACACGACGTAAGCGGAGCCACACCATCGGTGCGGTTTAAGTTTACTGATGATGATGGTAACGCGCAGGCATTTGCAGATGGGGATGAGTTTTCATTCTTGATCGTGCTCAAAAACAGCAGCGTAACCTAAGG